CTGACAGAGTCAGTAGAACTGACAGAGTCAGTAGAACTGACAGAGTCAGTAGAACTGGTGCCAAATCAGGCCTTCACTCGACCCACAAATACTGGACGGTACTCGCGTATACGGAATTAAAACTGTTTGAGTTTATGTTCCAATACTTTTGGTCCTCCCAAAAACCCTCTCCCTTTGTGATTCTTAGGGGTGTTTAGGGAACCTTTCCCCTGTGACCCTTATAGATATATACATTAATCCGATTGGATTCCTAAAATTAAAAAAAAAACATGAAAGCAAAACACTTTAAGCAGCTCGGGAAGAACTGGGCTTTATACTCGGAGGTTAATACCAAGTACTGTAATTGGACCCCCTCCATCGCCACGGTCCACGAAGGCATGATTTGGCCGAATGGCATTTCGGTCAAGTTCCTGTGGTTCGGCGTGACCCTCATTCGCGTAAGCGAATAAATTAAAGATCCCCGGGGCCAAACGCTCCGGGGATTGTTGTGCAGAAATAAATTTTTAATTTGTATAAGGTTTGATTATATTTGAGGCATGGCACGAAGTACATATAAAATGAGTCCGCTCGCCTATATGGAAGAGGGACAGAAAAGGCGAGACGCCGGAGATTTTGTAAAGCCCACCGATGCGGAGGAGCTTTATTTTGCATTCATTGAGTATTGCAAATTCATGAAGGATAACTATTTCTCCCAAGCTCACGTGAATAAGAATGGCGACGACTGCAGCGTCTACATTTCCCGCCCGATGACCATCGAGTCATTTAGGCTGTTCGCTGGCATCAATCCTGTTGAGTATGAGGAGCTCACGGGAGACCCGGTAGCAGCTGCAATTGGTGGTACCATCGAGGATGCCATCAACTCCCAACAGATTGAGGGAGCCCTGGTTGGCAAGTACGCTGCCAGCCTCATCCAGGTGCTTCAAGGACGCAAGACCAATGTCAATGTAACGGGAGGCATCACTCTCGAACAGATAACCGGAATGGAGGTAAAATGAAATGGGACGCCGGCTTCAATTTGACACCAAAGGCAACGAGAAGCAGAAGGAAGTGGCTCGGTTATGGCTTGATGACTCGGTCACTGATATTCTGTATGCTGGCACGAAAGGTGCTGGCAAATCCTACCTCGGGTGTTCTTTGATAGCCGGCGATGCCCTCACCTACCCGGAGACATTTTATTTTATTGCGCGTAAGACGGCTGCCGACCTGGTCCGGTACACCATACCCTCCCTCTACGAGGTATTTGCTCACTGGGGCATCACGGAGAACTACTACCACTTTAATGGCCAATACAACTTCTTCGAGTTGTACAACAAAAGCCGCATCTACCTGATCGACGCCAAGTACAACCCCAGTGACCCCATGTACGAGAGGTTCGGTTCCATGCAGATGACTCGGGGATGGATCGAAGAGGGCGGAGAGTTTATCCGCGAGGCGAAGACCAACCTCCAGGCTTCCATCGGTCGATGGAAGAACGACGTCTACAAGCTGGCTCCCAAACTCCTCATCACCTGCAACCCGTCCAACAATTTCCTCTACACGGACTATTACAAGCCATGGAAGGAGAACAAGCTGCCTCCTTGGCGTCGGTTCGTCAAAGCTCTGCCCCAGGACAACAAGACTCTCCCAGACACGTACATTGAGGGGCTTCTCCGGAACCTGACCCAGTCGCAGATCGAGCGACTGGTCTTTGGCAACTGGGAGTATGACGATGACCCGAATTGGTTGGTCGACTATGACGCAGTGTGCGACATGTTCAGCAATGAGTTCGTACTCCCGACGGGCAATCGGTTCATTAGCACTGACCTTGCCGGGAAAGGACGAGACAGTTGGGTGGTTGGAACCTGGGACGGCATGGTCTGTCGGATCCCCATCGCCAAAGGCTTCTCGGAAGGCAAGGAGATGGAGGAGAAGATCGCCAAATTGGCCACCGGTCTGAAAGTCCCCCGGTCCAGCATCGTCTCTGACGCTGACGGACTTGGGTTCTACTTGGAGAGCTACCTGAAAGGCATCCGGGAGTTTCACGGAGGACAGTCAGCCATTGACTCCAAGACGTACAACAACATCAAGTCGGAGTGCGCATTCAAGTTGGCTGAGCTCATCAACAAGCGCCAGATCCACATCATCTGCTCCCCCGAAGTTCAGGAGAAGATCAAGCAGGAGATGACTGTCCTCAAGTCCAAGAACACGAACTCCGCTGAGCAGAAGCGAGAGCTCATCTCCAAGGACACCATGAAGCAGCTTCTTGGCAGATCTCCGGACTTCCTGGACATGCTCATCATGCGAATGATATTTGAGATAAAGCCGAAGGCGACTGGCATGAAGTCCGCCAAAATAATAATCCCCACAAAACGATGATACTGGACATCATAACCCTCATCCGCGACATGGTCAAGATGGTCAATCCTCTGGCCGTCTTTGAGTGTGACCAGGCTCGGATGCTGAATGTCAAAGTAGACACGATGGAAAGATTCGTAACAGACTCGGACGGCAATCGGGTATCGTCTGACTTTGTATATGTTGAGGAGCCCACCACTGGCTACTATGATATTCCTTACAGAGGGCACCAGAAGCAAAGGACCATCATGCAGATATACTTCTGCAAGTTCGAGCCGATGGCCAACGATGCCTACAAAGGCGACACGAAGTTCAGCCAAAACTCGCCCACCATCGGACGACTGGAGTTGAAGAACCAAATCGAGGAGCAGATGATTCGGCCATTCCTGTATCTCTTGAAGACTTCGGAATTAGGTTTCAGACATCCTGAAATGCTCAATACCGTTAGGATTCTGTACCCATCTGCCAGATTCGATGCCAACGAGGTCAGCGTAGGACTGGAGCTAACTGTAACGCAAGAATGGTGTCTCGATGCGTATAAGCCTATTCCTCCTTAACCCAAGCCTGTAAGACTGATAGATATTATCCACGAAGGATTTAATATGCGAGGAATTACGATAACCTTTGAAAATACTGAATCAAAACCCGTTGACAAGTCTGTAGGCTCCGAATAACCTGGTCACGGCATTGTACCCGTATGGAAGCATATTATGCGGAAGACCCCTAACCCCAGCATATGCAAGGGGAAAATGGGAGTTCAAAGAGTATACATTCCCGGACACAGAAGACTTAATTGTAACTGAAATCAATGTGAAGCCTGAGGGAGAATTCCCCAACGTTTGGACCCTCAGAGACGTTTATACAATGGTATGATACAGCGAATCGACATACAAGGCGGTCAGATGACGTTCGGCCAACGCATAGAGCTTGGCCGGATCATCACTGAAAAGGAGTTGACTGACATCGACAAGATGAAGGAAGGAATGCAATGTCTTGGGGTCAAATGGAATCTGAGGAACACCTCAGAAATTGTCGAGTACTGGTACGAGGTTCTCATGGGCATTAAGTACTGGATCGAGCGAGAACAGACGGAGCTCAAGTACGAGCCCAGTGCCGAAGAGAAGGCAGCCGGCATTGCTCAGTTCTCTTTGGTGGTTGGCGAGATGGCTACCATCACTGCACTGGCCAAGGACTACTCGAAGGACCCGGATGAGATTCTGGAGTGGAAATACGGGAAGGTGTACAACCTCCTTTTCACCAACTTGCAGAGCCACCTCTTCCGGGAGCGATTGAACAAGGAACTGGAGCGTAAGGCTCAGCAGAAAGCCAATGCTCGCAAACCTCGAAACAAATGGCGGTAGGACTGGAACAGATATTGGCTGAGGGTCTCACCCAGATGAGGGATGAGATTATCCGGGCATCACAGGACGCCGGGCAGGAAGCTTCGGGCAGAACCTATGCTCAGATAACAGTGCAGACGGGACGAGAAGGTGAAACAGTTTGGGGGACAATCGAAGCCCCGAACTATTTCTACACTCTCATTCGTGGACGAGGTCCTGGAAAGATCCCCGCCAATTTGGGGCAGATAATCATGGAGTGGGCAAAGCTCAAAGGCATCACCTTCTCGGACCCAAAGGATCTGGTCCGATTCGGAAATGCCACTGCATGGAAGATAAAGCGAGAGGGCTCAGAGCTTTACCGCAATCACATTTACGTTGACTTGGTAGACACTCCCGCTGATAACTTCGAGGAGTATCTGGCTCAGCATTTGGACAAGACAATGGAGGTCCTCATTGAAGAGGCATTCACACCCGACAACAATATGGACCACGGATATATAATATAACGCGATATGGCAATTACAAATCAACCGGCTGACGACTCCCTATACTCAGCATATTCGCAAATACCAGTTGAGACCGACAACTTAACATCCGGGCTCGAGGTCGAGACCCAAAACTTTGACGAGGACAATATGATCTCGTTGAACATTATAGACAATAAGAAGGACGAAGTATTTGACAACTCTGGCGGCACGAGTCAAAACTGGTTCAGAGAGTTCGTAATCCCCCGGAGGATGGTACCTGGAGAATATTATGCTCTTCGGATTGGCCATGGCACAGTAAACATAGCAACTACCCTGACGGTAGCACTATACCAAGGTAACGCAGAAGGCCATGGGGTGGTCAAGGTTGTTACGACCGACCTAGCGATTGGCTCTTCCATGACATGGCGTGTCCGAATTCCGGATACTGAAAATGTGAGACACCCCAATACAGTACTGATCATCTATGCCGGGAAAGAAGGAGCAACAGCTGGAGTGAAGGTCACACTGACCGACATGTCTTTGACCTATGGAAAGAACTACATTCTGTATAGCCCCAGTTCAGTGAAAGCAGCAAAATCATTAACTGAAAGAAACAACATCTACAGAGACTCGGGATTCGGGCCGACTAAGAAGTACGATCTCAGCTTCTTGGCTAAAGCTGGGTTCCGGGATCGTCCCAGAACATTCCCGTACATTATCTCAAGAGTCAGCTTTGGCATTGACTACAACCTCATATCAGCATACGCCTACAGAGGCAGTGGCGAACAGGATTTCAATGTCCGGTATGCCTCCAGAGGAGTACGACCCCGGGGACACAACGTCAACTTCTCCTCATCAGGGATGGGACTGGCATTGACTGACAGAACTCCGGACAACAACAGGAATCTGTACGTAAAAAAATACTATGGGTACCCATACTTCGTCACTCTGTTCCCGAAAGGGGCCTCGGGACTCCTCCTCTCTCACCAGGTCGCCGTTCGGGTTAAGCTGACGGAGAGACCGACAGAAGATCAATTTGACATTTCTGCCCGACTCAACATCCCCTTTGTGTGCGAATTTGATGGTGAGCTTACCGGCGGAGCTGACTACGTAAAACTCGGCATTTCCAGTGGAGAATTTCCTGATCAAGCATGGAATATCATGTTTGTCGATACAGAGGTACCTTGCAACCCATTCTACATTCGCTGGATAAACCAGAAAGGCGGATGGGACACTTACATGTTTGAGCAACACAAGAAGTATACGCAGGAGGTTGACCGGGGAGACCAATACGTATTAGCGAATTCCAGAGACCCCTATGCCTCACAGACGAGAGGCGAGTTAGCTCCGGAGTTTAAGAACATAGTTCAAGCCGGAGCAGAACAGCTTGATGAGAACGACTTCAACTTGCTCAAAGGAATTGCTCTCTCGCCTTTGGTCCAGGTTTACAACTATCAAATTGGAGTATGGCAACGAGTCCTCGTAGATGATACTGATCTGACTTGGGACACTAAGGCCCCACGGAACACTGTTAGCTACGAGTTCCAGCTTATTGACGAACAAACTCAGTGGTGAAATGAACTATGAACTACTCATGAGAGGCATTGATGGTAAGGTCTGGTCACTGGACCTCCCGCTTGATGCTCCTGCGATGAATTACCAGATCAACAATCTGGCGGAGCTGAAGGACAGGAATGCCTCGTACTCCCAGCGGATCAGCCTTCCCAGGACGACCCACAATGAACACGCATTTCAATTCAGTTCTGTAATTGGCTCAGGTTCATATGTGCCATACAGGAGGTTCCCTTGCCAACTATTCTATGAGGGAGCACTCATATCCCCGGCTGGAGCAGTATTGAACATCGTAGACGTGTCTGACACGTCAATAGGAATCCAGATTCTCGGAGCGACCGTTGACTTGTTCGACACCCTCAACAACACTGACGCGAAGGATCCCGGAACTGGCATGTTCCTCCTCAAGTGGTACACGGACACAATGGGACAGACCGAGCGATATCTCCTCGGCCCCGAGGAGACTCCAGTCCTGTACTTTTGGCTGTATGCAACTCTACAAAAGAACCCGAACATCCCCCCGGTCTCCATGGAGGCAATCCAACAAGTCCGGGAGTTGGACAAGTTCTATCCCCATCTTAACTGGTATGACTTGGTGACATGGATATTCGACCGAGCAGGTTACAGTCTTGAGACAGACGTGGATCCAGTCGACCGAGCCGAAATGTTTTTGCCTTGCACTTACCCCGTTTTGGCAGACAACCCCAATGCTCCGAAAGCATCCGGGACTGGCTGGGTTAAGGATACCCCTCCTGGGGGTTTAGCCGGTGTGATATGGCAAGGCTCCCCCGGGGTAACTCTCAGTGACCCGGTCGCCGGACGTTTGATTATAGACCCCGTACCTGGGGAGTTCAGCTGGATGACTCTATGGGACACGACCATCACGTTTAGTTTCTCATGGTCAAACACTTCTGCCATCTCAAGGGGTACGGTGAGAGTCCGGGTTACCCACTACAAGAACGATGGGACTGATGCTATAGTGTTGTCCAGATCTTGGACGTCCGGATCTTACGGCAGTGTTTCGGTCGACATCCCGATGGAGGCAGGAGAGCACATACTGGTGTATGGATCTCTCCTCGCAGGCAATTTCACTTCCGATCAGTATGACATGAGATTTCCGGTCAGCATTACTGCCCCCATCCCGCCGGAAACTTCCCCGGGGGATAGGCCTTATCCTGGGCTAACCTATGACCTCCTGGCTTCGACTGGGTTTAAGAGTTTGGGGGACATAGTCAAAGCCTTCCTCCAGTTGCTCGGTCTGACTATAGACGTGAATCCCGCCACCAGAGTAGCAAGAGCATACTCGGTTCGGGAGCTCTACAACAGACGGAGCTCATCCGGGAAAAATTGGTCTGACAAGCTGATAAAAGGTAAGGACACCAAACTTACATTCCAGTTGTCCAGCTATGCCCAGTCCAACGAGATAAAGCTGGAGGACAACAAGGACAACAATGTTACTGACTCGTACAAGTTCAGCATCCCGGACGTCAACCTCCAGCCCACTAAACTCCTGTTCCAAATTGGGTTCTTGGCAGGACTCAACCAAACCCTTTATGATGAGTACACGCAAAGGTTACACACACTTGCTAACTACCCTATATGGACTATCAATAGAGCCCGGATGGAGAACGGGGAAATGACCGAGACAACTTGGGAGTACAATGCTCTCAATAAGCCTATGGTCGTCCACATCAATAAGTATGACTATATGGAGCCCAAGGTGAGTGTAGGCTACACCCTTGCCCAAGTACGGCTATACACGGCACGTTTCAAAAGTTTGAATTACTACGTTCCTAAGTACTACGGCAAGCTCATCGACAATATACTCAAAAGACCGAAGATCCTACAGACCCAGATCCTTTTGGATTCGTTCGACATCCAAAGTCTGGATCTGTTCAACCCGGTATGGCTGGAGGAGCATGGGTTCTGGTTCTACGTCTCGAAGATAAACAACTTCCAAGCTGGAAAGATAACCAAAGTGGACCTAATACGCATGTAATATGGCCGAAGAACAGAAAAGCACAATTTACAATGTCAAGGTAACAGCTGAGGATGCCCTCAAAACGTTAGCCGAATTGAAACTCCGATCCCAGGAGCTGAGGGATCAGCAGAAGGCTCTGGGCAAAGTGACTGAGGAGAATGCTCAAGAGTACTACGCACTTGACAACCAGATCAAGGCAATCAACACCGAAGCGAATAAGTACCAGAAACAAATCCAGAACAACATTAAGCTCCAGAACCAACAGGAGGCCAGTCTGAACAAGCTGAGGACCCAGTTGGCTTTGGACAATGCCGAGTTTGCAGAGTTGGGAAATTCAATGCAGGACGCGGCTCGTAAAGCCGAGCTCGGCAAGCGCATTGCAGAGACCACTGAGGAAATCAAAGCTCAGGAGGAGGCACTCGGAGACTACCGCCGATCTGTTGGTAACTATGAGAAGGCAACCGATAACCTGAAACAGGAGCTCAACGACTTGACCGACACTCTGATTCGGATGGCTCAAGCCGGGGATACGAGTTCAGCATCCTTCAAGGAGATGGTCAAACGAGCTGGCGAACTCAAAGCAGCAGAGGACACGGTCAACACAGCCATTGACCAGACTGGACGGGGAATTGACACACTGGTCGCTGTCACGGATGCAACTTCGGCAATCACTTCTGTCTACGGTTTATGGACCACAGCCACTCAGGTATTGGGGAGCGAGAACGAGGAGCTCAATGCTACCATGACGAAGATGATAACCATCATCACGGCTCTCTCCTCTCTGTCTTCTCTCCAAGCAGCTCTCTCCAAGACCGAAGCCACTTATCGAGCTGCATCTAACTTGGTTCAGCTGGTTGGCATCAATCAGACTCTCGCCGAGACGAAAGCGATAGCTGCTAAAAATGCCGTACAAGGAGCTGGCAACATCCTCACTAAAGCAGCAGCAGCTGCCACATGGCTTTGGAACGCGGCTTTGGCTGCCAATCCTGTTGTGTTAGTAGCAGCGGCAGTGGGCGGATTGGTGGCTGGAGTGGTTGCTCTTACGAGCGCATTTAACAGTAATACGGAAGCTCAGGAGAGAGCAACACGGGCAATGGAGGCATACAACCGAGCTGCCGAAGCCTCCACGTATGTACTGGACCAGATCGAGACTAAACGAAATACTCTGTCCAAAGCCGAGGAGATACGGGGCAAACGGGAAATAGAGAACCTCAAAGCCAATCATGCCACGTCGGAACAGATCGCCGAAGCTCAGCTCAAAACAGCCAACAAGCTCCGCGAGATTGAGATGAGTGCAGCTCGTCAAAGACAGATGGCTGCAATGGATGAGTTCGACTCCTTGAAGAAGGTGATTGCAGCCAAGGAGGAGGAGCTCAACACGTGGTCAGGAAGCTTGAACAAATACAAGGAGGCCAAAAAGGAACTCGACGACTTGAAAGGTCGATACCAAGAACTGTTCCGGACAATCGAGAATGAAGGAGCTGCAGTTGCCAATTTGGCTCTCGAGACTGCAATAGCCAACCGGGAGGCTCAGCAGTCCATTGCCGATAAGGCTCTGGAGGTTGCTTTGAAGAACTCGGAAGCCATGCAGAAAATCCGGGAAGACGATCTCAGGTTTCAAACAACATTCCAGTCTACGAGCATCGCCATCCGGATGGAGTATGAAAGGAAACTCTACAAGGCAGCTCAGGATGGAGCCCGGGAGCGTCTCGCTCTTCAAAAAGCTCACGGCAAAATCACTAACAAGGAGTATCAGACGGCTCTGAATGCCATGGCTCGGTCCGACAAGCAGTTCTACGAGAACCAAGCCAAACAGCTTAATGACTACCTTGCTGGGGTGAGAGCCAATATATTGGCTGTAGCCTCCGGAGGCACAGTCGACATGCAGATTGCCCAGGTTACTCAGAAGTACCAGGATGCCATGAAGGAGCTGGCCAACATTCAGCCTCCCCAGTTCGTGAGAGGTATGAGCGAGGAGGAATACCAGAAAGAGTATGCCGCTTATGAGCAGTTCCTGGTCAACAGAGCCGAACTCGAGAAACAGATCCAGCAGAACCTCCAGGATGAAATCAAAAAGATCCGGGAGAACGCTACAAAACAGCAACTTGACCAATTCAACCAAGCTCTCGACGAACAGTATGCCGAGGGCCTCTCAAAGGCAGCAGACAATGAGAGGGAGAAGCTGGAGCTCGAGAATGAGATGCTCGAGAAACAAATCGAAGCCAGGAAAGCTGCCGGGGAGAAAACCTACGAGCAGGAGGCCCAGCTACGAGCCAACAATCTTCGTCTCCAGCAAATGGACCTCGACAAGGAGCTCGCTCAAGCCGAGTTGAATCACAAGTCCAAGTACGAGATCCGGAAGAGGTACCTGGAGGCTGAGTTGGCAGCAGCTCAAGGAAACGAGGACGCCATTGCTCAGATCCAGCTCGAGATGGCCGAGAACGAGGAGTCTCTGTGGGAGGAACGAATTGCAAAACTCCAGGAGTATGCCGAAATGGCATCCGGCCTTGCTAATGCTTTCAACGACTTGGCCAGTGCTCTCGGGGAGCGCCGGGTCCAGGAGGTAGAAGAACAATACAGCCGGGAGGAGCAGGCATTGGCAAACATGTACGCTAATGGTCAAATCACGGAGGCCCAGTACAACGAGAAGAAAATCAAGATGGAGAAACAGAAGGAGAAGGAGTTGGCCAAAATCAAACGGGAACAAGCTATCCGGGAGAGGGCAATGGGATCCTTCGAGATTGGCATCAATACTGCCATCTCCATCATGGCATCCGCTAAAATGGGATTTCCCATGGCTATCCCATTCATCGCAGCAGCTGCAGCTCTCGGGGCCGTCCAGTTGGCAGCCCTCTGGGCAGCTCCTCTGCCGAAAGCCGCAAGAGGTAAATACATTGAGGGTCCCAGTCATGCCGCTGGGGGAGTGCACATTGAGGCGGAAGGAGGCGAGACCATCATTAACAAGAAGTCGAGCCGCATGTTCCTGCCTCTTCTGTCAGCCATAAACGAACTCGGTGGCGGAGTACCGTTCACTAAAGTTGGATCGGACGGGGGATATGCTATCCGATCATTCGCTGAGGCGTCGGAGCCCATGAATCGGCTTGATATGGAGAGGGCAATTCAAAAAGCATTTGGCCAGGTGAGAGTGATTGCTACGATCGAAGACATCCGGAGGGAAGATGCTAACTACGTGCAGATTCAGGACCGGGCTAATTTTTAAATAATCCAGCACAAATAGTATTTCAACATCTATTAGGAATAATTATATTTGTATCGAAATAATTTGGCACATGATATTCATCAACTTAAAAGGCGCAATTGACTCCGAAGAGAATCGGGTCATGATGGAGCTTTGGGAGGGGCCCTCAGAAATTTGCTCTGTGGAGACTTTCCGGCGGGTACTTGATGAACACCCTGACGAACAGGAGGTGTGCATCAACATTGACTGTGACGGTGGCTCTGTTGAGGAGGGCTTCAAGATTTACGACTTTCTTCGCATGAGCGGAAAAACACTCTATACAAACATTGTAGGGGGATGCCACTCGATGGCAGTATGTATCTTGTTGGCAGCTCCGGCAGAGAACCGGTCGGCAAACAGGAATTGCCGGGCACTCATCCACCGGGTATACATGCCTGTCGGGGATTGGCTCACTTCCGACGATGCTCGTAGCATTGCCGAGGAGCTTGCTCTGGAGGAGGAGGCTATTCTCGACGTGTACGTCGAGAGGACAGGTCAGGACCGGGAACGGCTACGCAATGTCATGCATGAGGAGCGCATCCATGATGCCAAATCACTTCTTGACTTGGGATTCATTTCCAAAATCAATTCATACAACACAAACCAAATTTTTAATGCTATGGCAAAAAACGAAAAAAGCGCTTATGAAAAATTCATGAGCAAAGTCAAGGCATTCCGGAATGGCAAGAAAGGCTCTCCCGCCAACTTCGACTATCTGGATGCTGAGGGTCAGGTCGTTCTCCAGACCGTAGGTGAAGAGGACAATCTGACCGAAGGTGTAGAGGCAACTCTCGCCAACGGCGAGACGTCGGGCACTGTCGTTCTGGAAGACGGCCGGGTGGTTACCGTCGAGGACAACATCGTCACCAGCATCGAGATGGAGGACACCGAGTCTCTCGAGGACCGCGTTGCAGAACTGGAGGCGATGCTCGACGAGGCAACGAATCTCATCGAGGAGCAGGAGAACGAACTCCGCAACCTCCGTGGTAGCAACTACCGCCCGAAGAACCGCAAGACGGTTCTGCCCGGAGGCAAGAAGCCCGAACCCTCGGCAGCTGACCTCAAGAACGAAGCTCGCGAAAAGCTCCAGAAGGTCAACGCTGCCAAAAAGATTCTCAAGTAGTCAAACTCAAAAACTTTAAGAACTATGGCAGCTAAAAATGGCGGATTTCTTGACATGGACAAGTTCACTTTTTGTGGACGGGTCATTCAGGCAATCTCGGAGATGATTATGGAGGACACCATTCAGGGTCCTGACATCAACTCCATCCACACAGTCTTCCCCGACATCGTCACTAACACCGAGGTAGGTTACATCGGCGAGGGCGGCATGGTCGGCGTGGTCAACACCGGGTGTAACCCGACTCCTCAGCCGTGGAACATCAACACCCGGAAGCTGAAATGGGAGCCCGGTATCTGGGAGATCCTTCTGTCCCAGTGTTACACTGACCTCCAACAGTCGGCAACTATTTACTCTCTCCGCACCGGCGTTGACATTCCGGACTTCACGGACACGGACTACATGAACATCGTCATCGAGGTTCTGGAACGTTCCATTATGGATTTCTGGTACCGCCTGTTCTGGTTCAACGACAAAGACGCCAAGAACGTTGCCGACAGCGGTATCATTACGGATGGTCTCGACCTGAAATTTTTCACCATCATCAATGGTTTCTGGAAACAGATTACCACCCAGGTTACAGCCAATCCGTCCCAGCGCGGGGCCACCATTACGGAAAATACTGGGGCATCTTATGCAGCTCAGAAGCTTACTCCGGCCAAGGCAAAGGAATATATCCAGTCGGTCGTGTTCAGTGCCCCGCTTCTGCTCCGTCAGCAGTCTGACAAGTTTATCCTCGTTACCCAGTCGGTCTACGATGCCTATCAGCAGTCTCTTATGGACGCTTGCTGCCTCGAGTCGGCTCGCTTGGCTCTGCTGAATGGCATGGAGGCTCTCAGCTTCAATGGCATCCCGGTCATCGCAATGCCCATCTGGGACAAGATCATCGCTACGTCGGAAGACACTGGCACGAAGCTCAACAATCCCCATCGAATTCTCTTCACCTCGAAGAGCGTCCTCGGCATAGGTGTTGATGCAATCGACAGCTTCGAGAAGATGCGGATCTGGTACGAGTACAAAGACCGCGTAGTCTACGTAGAACTCATGGGTCGGGCGGATGCCAAGCTCACTAACCCGGATCTGTTCTCGGTAGGTATCTAATCCTCAAAAATCTAAGAAAATGGCAGGACTTGATTGTTCTAAAATCAAAACAGGATTCATCAACCAGGTGTGTGGTAAGCCGGCAATCGCCGGCACCACCGCCAGGGTGATTCTCCTCAGCTACTCGGACGTCGACAAATCGAAGTCTACTGTAACTGACAACATTATCTCTTCGCTCATCCTCAAGGAAGGTGCCACTGGTTACGAAGTCGACTCGCTGCCCAACGCAACAGTTGGCTCGGACACCATCAATGCTGGCACGTATCTCAAGACCCACCAGCACAACGTGGTCGTCCGAATCTTCAAGAAGTCGGAAGCAGCCAAGAAGTTCGTAAACGGCCTGACCAATGCCCGCGTCATCGCTATCGTCGAGAACAACGACACCGGGGACAACGGGGACACCAAGTACGAGGTGTATGGCTGGGACTCGGGTCTGGAGCTCACCGAAATCACTGTCACTACCGAAATGACCGACGGCGTCGCTTACCAGGTAACTCTGGCCAACGGTACCATCGCTCAGGAAGGTTCGCTCCCGATGAGCCTCTTCGACACGGATGAGAAGACCACAGACCTCATGGTAAACGGGCTTCTGACTGGCTCAAAACCCTAGACCGTAACGACTATGGCTGACATGCTCGAAAGACTGAGAGCTTACCAATCCAAGTATGGGTCCCTGAAAGGCGAAGCCTATCGGGCCCATACATTGGAATTGGAAAAGAACCCCGCTCTCCATCGAGAAGTAGATGAACTTTCTCGATACTTTTTGAATAAGTCAGTTTCCCGATGCGGCTTCTGCCTGATCGAAGCCGACTTAGCATTAAGACGAATAACAGAACAACAAATGAAAAACGTAGCACACCCCGATTACGAACTCCGAGCAGGTACTCTGCTCCACGACCCGATCAACAAAGAGTTCAGCAAGATCCTCACCCCGAGGAACATCACGGAGGATCTCTGCCTGTACCACATCGCATTCAACAAGGATGCGCTCTCGTACTTCACCCGAGTTCCCGAAGACCTGAACGACCGACTGGAGAAATTCATGTCTCGTTATGGCAAGGAGATGCCGGACAAGGACGTGGAAATCAAGAAGCGTCAGGCTCAGGTTCTGAGCAAGCAGATCGATTCTGTCAAAGCCGAACTCGAAGAGCTGAACAAGAAACAGATCGAGCTGAACGCCAAGCTCGATGAGTACTCCAAAGCCATGGAGGCAATCCATGCCATTCTCGACTCGGCATCCGCCGAGGAGAAGACCGAGGAGAAGACCGAGGAGAAGACCGAGGAGAAGACCGAGGAGAAGACCGAGGAGAAGCCCGCCGACATCGACACCGAGGTGAAGGAGTTCATCGACGCCGGGATGGATCTGGAAGCCATCAAAGAAGCCTATGCAGACTCGCAAATGTCTGCCGGGGAGATCGAAGAGGCTTACAACCGGATAGTCAATCCCGTTTCAGAGGCTCCCAAGAAGGGAGCCAAAAAAGGAGGGTCCGAATAGGACTGGTAATAGGACGGGGTCGCTTCCCGTCCCTCCTACTATTAAAATTACGCCAGTATGAAAGTTGCACAGATCAAATCAGCTCCTCAGTTCGAATCCCGGGACTGGAGACAATATGGCATCCAAACATACGGAGATACCAACGACTTTCCCCAGACAGTCAGCGAGATTGTTCAGGCTTCAAAGACCGGCAATGCCTGCTTGAGCATATACAATGATTTCGTATACGGTCATGGATTCAAAGACCCCGGCATCTACAAATTGCGGGCCAACAACGAAGGGGAGAAGCTCGACAAGATCCTCCGCATGGTCTGCAAAGACTTTACGTTATGGCATGGGTTCGCCATCCATGTTAACTACAATATGAACTTCCGCGTCAGTTCGATCCACCACATTCCGTTCGAGTCTCTCCGACTTGCGAAGGCAGACGACGATGGATTCATTGGCCGGACGGCATATCACCCCGACTGGGGTCACCGAGACAAGACGAGATCCCGGTGGTCCCCGTCTGACATTGAGTGGTTTCATCTCTTCAACCCGGATCCGGAGGTTATTCTGAACCAGGTAGAAGAAGCTGGCGGGTGGGACAATTACAATGGCCAGATCCTCTACTTCTCCGGAGACTCCGAAGGCAGTCCCTCTTACCCGGTCCCCATCTTCATCGCTGAGATGACTGACATGAGGACCGAGGAAGCACTTGCTAACGTAGCTGGTCGAAACGCATGCTCCAACTTCCTGACGGCGGGAATTTTGGTAGACATCAAAGATGAGACCCAGGACGAGTCCCAAGTCAATGAGACTCAGGAAGAGCTCAACAAGTTCCAAGGAGACGAAAACACCTCTCAATTGTGGTACATCCAGTGCAAGTCAAAAGACGAGGTGCCTCAGTTCATCAAATTCTCGGGAGAGAACTACGACAAAGCATTCGAAGTAACGCAGAGAGTCATCCCGGAGAACATTGGTCAAGCCTTCAAGCAGCCTCCCATTCTTCGAGCTGTTGACGTGGGGGCTAACTTTGGGGCTGATCTCATGACCAATGCCTACAAGTACTACAACTCTGTTACAGTCCGGGAGCGTCAACAGCTGGAGGAGGCTTTTATATCAATCTTTGAGTACTGGTGGGCTCCTTTGGAAAATCCCGACTTCGTTATTCAATCTCTTACCTATAATGCCGGTGAGTCCATAGCAGACAGAATTGGCAAGGACAACATGACTCAGGTACTGGAGATTATCCGGGACCAGGCTCTCTCTACTGTCCAGAAGAGGAATATGCTCAAGCTCATTTACGGTCTTTACGATGAGGAGATCATAAAACTCATGCCCGATGATACTCAACTATAGCGACCTTCGGAATGTCCGGCCGATAGCCGAGAACATCAACGATCCGGCCAGACTGGAGCCATACATCCGGGAGGCTGAGACCCTCAGACTGGTGGATGCCATAGGAGCCAACCTCTACAGATGGCTCGACGAGACAGACTTTTCTGTCCCCGGACCTTTCCAATACGGGGACGTAACCATTACAAAAGATCAGTACACTGCCGCCATGGAAGGCGGGTATTATGATGGTGGCTGTTCCGGGGATGGTCGAAGCGAAGGACTCAAGATCGCCATTGCATACATTGCGTATTCCCGATTCATCGTCAACAATCCAATCAATCCCACTGCCTTCGGGGTGAGGTACAAAGATGGCGAATTCAGCACTCGAGTAGAAGACAACATCATCATCCGTAGCTCGAACGAAGCACGGAACATCGGGGAAGCCTACCTCGAGAAGGCTATAAATCACCTTAAAGCTCTGCGGTTACTGACTCCATGTACTGAATACAAGGAGTCCCCGTCTCGTAAAATGATTATAGGACGTAATAAATTATAAGTTTGACAGATATGGAGGAGGAAGTCATGAGAGCGGGAAAATGGATATGCGGGAGCATTGTAGGGTTTTGGGGGCTTTTAGCTCCGGTCCAGGTCCTTATCCTCTGTGTCTGTATTGCCATTATCGTCGACTTCATAACCGGAAATATTGCTGACTACAAACGCCACAAACGAGCTCATCAAAAATATGTGTTCAAAAGCAAGAAAATGTGGGACACGGGTTGGAAGTTGGGGCTCAGCATTATCGGTATCGGCATGGCCTACATGCTTGACGTGTGTGTCCTCCCGAACTTGGGGGGTCTCAACCTTGCCAACTTCTTCGCTGCTTTTGTAGTCGGGACTGAGTTTTGGAGCTTTCTGGAGAACTCCGCAATCATTTCGAATCATCCCATATTCCGGGCTCTCCGGTCATACATGGAGAGATCGGTCAGCAAGAAAACTCAAATAGATTTTGAATGCCATGAAGACAAGTAAGTATTTTAAGCCCGAAGAATTCGAGCGATGCAATCCGTCTTGCTCCATCGAAGACATGGACCAGGACTTCCTCGATCTACTGGATGACCTCCGCGAAAAGGCAGGCATCCCCCTCGTCCTCAATTGCGCTTATCGTTCCAAAGAACACGATAAGGCCAAAGGACGGTCAGGTAACAGTGCTCACACCGAAGGTTTGGCAGTGGACATCCGGTGTGCCTCGGGCCCCAATCGGATGAAGATCCTCCGGGCAGCCATTGCATTGCGGATCCGGAGGATAGGCATCGACGGGAATTTTATCCACGTAGATGCTTCTAAAACCCTCCCGCAGGACACGATATGGACTTACTAAAGAGAGTACTCTGCACAATAGTTCTTGTAGGTATAGGATTTATAATCGGGAGTAAAACAATCGAGGAAAAGACCGTTATAAAGTACGTCGATTTACCCCCAATTCAGGGGGAGGTCAAAGTCCCGGATTTGGTTCCAAAATGGGAGGGTTTTAGGAATCCAATCAAATT